GACACTTCCTCGTCAGAAAGTATCCTGTTAACCTTTAACTCTCCAGATATAACCCAAGAACCGTCTACATTTGCGCTGGTATTGTAATAATAGAAACCACCATAAGGAACTTGGTCTTGTATATGTGCTAATCTTGGATTAAGTTTTCCTTTATTATCGCCTGTTTTAATAATAGAGGATCGACTGTCTGCAACAGGCTGCCAATCATAATCTGTAGCTACCTCTACCTCTGCCCACACTTCATCTGGCTGTCTAAAAATAGGAGTGCTAGCATCTACTAATTTTCTCTGACCTTGCACCTCAACGTACATTTTTGGCATAGGAATTTGTTTGTTAATTGCTTTTCTTTTTGCTTTATCTTCTGCGCCTTTCGGATTAACGCCTTGCCTCTCATACTCTCGCAATCTTTTTTCTTTTATTTTTTTAGCTCGTTGCTTTTGCTGCTCTGTGCGACCACCTATATGATTAGCCATAGGAAACGTAGCCGCATGCCATCCAGGTCTGTACGCTAATTCTCCTATGTCAGAAACAATTTTACCTCTTGCATTTGCATCTGGCATTATAGCTCTAGACCAATCGCCAATAGGTATTATCGTGTCTGAGTCCACATACAAAGGCTTAATGACATTCCCATCGGTTCGGAACAGCTTGTAAGCCTTTAAGGTGTTTTCAGGAGTGTATTTTCCAGAAAGTATTCTTCTTGGTATGTTTACAAGAGGGTCATCCGTTGTTTGCTTTGCGGCATACATCGGTTTTGTAACTTTAGAGAATTTAGGATCTTCTGGAGCGCCACCCCTATCTAAAGATGCATCCAATTCTTCTTGATTTTGCTCTGCTGTCCTTTCTTCAAAATCTGCTCTTTCTTGCACTGGAGGTCTAGCTGAACCCCTAGCTCTTAGGGGTGGTGCCATATAGCCAGCATACCGCTCTGGTAATATTCCTTCTTCTTTAGCTTCTTCTGCCTCTTTTTTAACTAGGGTTCTAATGACACCTCTTTCCCTTCCTCCAATTTCTCCTGTTCTAATACCTTCAAGAATAGAATCAAACTTGTTTGTAATGCGGAATAATCTTTTAAAGAACTCTGCAACTCTACGCATTAAGGATTTTGGCTTTCCGCCAATCTTTAACCTTCCTGCTAAACCGTCACGAATTAGCTCCGCAACAGCTTCTTCCATCTGAGCCACTTGATCTAATTTAGAATAATCCCTTTTTGCTACATCTAGGTAAGACATTTCAGAGTTTGGAATTCTTGTGTCTCTTGCTTTTCGCTCAAGAAACTCAAATTCTTTTGCTGTAAACAAGTCAAGATCACGCAAAACATGCACAACTTCGTGATCAAGAACCTCCAAAGCAAGCTGAACGTATTCTTCTTCTGTTGGCTCTCTACCTTTATTGTTGTTTTTAAATTGCTGTATAAGACCATCTGAATACAAAAAAACAGCTTTTACTTCTTCATCGTATGCACCTGCGACTTGACCATCAATAGCTTCACCTAGCTGCAATTCTCCAGTTTCGCCCCTGTACCTTTTCCTTAGTCTGTCTGCAATCATCAAGCCTATTTTATCTAAGCCATACCCCTTCATTACTTTTTCAGCTTCTTGTGCGGCTTTTTCTGATTGCGCTCTGCCTTCTTTTTTAATGCCTGTTACATCTGTGGTCAACTGCTCATGGGCAGCCTTAGATCCTCTTCCTTTGAAACCAAGCTCTTTTAGAGAAGGAACCGCCCCTGTTTGATCAAACGCCTTTTTTGCTCGATCAAATTGGCTTTTGTTGTAATTTTTAGGTCTAAAGTTAGGAATAGTTGATTTAGTTGCAAGTTTTGGTAAAGACGAAAGCCTCTTATAAAGTAGCTCTTTGTCTGCTGCGGTATATTTTTCAAAGGAAAGGTTGGCTGGAATGCCTGCTACTGATCTTGCTACTGTCTTAAACTCTTCAGAAGTAATAGAAGCATCTATATTTTTTCTATTAAGTATGCTTACAAAATCTTCTTCTGTAAGGTTTCCATAATCAATATCTGGCTCCACCTGATTATTTATAGAAACCTGTACGTTTTTACCATCAATTTGTGCAGAATAATTAAACGAACCTGATTCCTCATTATAAGAAGGAACCGTTTTGACTAATTTAGCGTGTTGCTCTGGATTTTCCTTAAAAATTTCTCTTATTTCAGCAGGCGTAAATTCGTTTGTGTCTGGAGTGCCTGCCTTTTTCTTATCCAGTCTTTTTTTGTTTAATTTCTGGGCAATTGTTAAATCTTTTTCTTCAATTCCGTTTTGTTCTGCATCTTCTAGGCTTAATGTTTCGTGATCAAATCCGTTTTCAGCAGTTGTATCTCCTGCCAAGTTAACCTGACTAGACGTAAATGTGTGCGGCTTTGGATCAATAACTGTTGCACCAAGCTCCTTTAAGGGAGACATGTTTTCTTCTGAAACTTCTATGCCGCTTTGATCAATAAGGTTTTGTGTGCTGTTTATGATTTGACTGGAAATTAACTCTTCATTCAAAGCATTTGCCAAAGCATCTGCTTCTTCTACAGTGTTAAGAGAAGGGCCGAATTGAACTCCATCTGAGTTAGTTACTGCTGTAGAGGGGTTGCCATCTGCATCTAAGGATTGAAACTGTCCTCCAGCAGGGAATGAAGCTCCAAGTGTTGTAGATATTTGTGAGGCTCTTCCTCTAGCTACATCTCTAGGATCTGCGTTAGGATCGGCTGGGTCGAGGGCAACCGTGGCTGGATCAATGGCTGGTTCTTCTGGGGTGAGAGGTCGGCTTTGTCCTTGAGCATTAGCTTCTGCTATCTTTTCTCTGGTTTCTTGCTCTTTAGCTAACGCCGCCTTGTTAGTTGAGTCACTTCTTCTACCAGCAAAAGCATTGAATACCAAGTCAGCGGCAAATCCAACACTGCCACCAACAGTGAAATCATCCATCAAACTGCCTTCAAACACAGCTCTATCGGGATTGTACAAGCCTCTTTCCACGGCATTTTGCATTGCCGCAGCAGTTACTTCTTGGATGCCTTCAGTGGTGCCTGTTCTAACGGCATTCATTAGTCTTGGCTTGAGGGATTCAAAGAAAGGAGTGTCTCTAACACTGAGAGGTAAGCCTCTGAGGAGTCTTTCAATTGGAGCGAGTTCTGTTAAACCTATAGCGCCACCAAGAAATATGGCTTTATCTTCTTGATCTTGAGATATCTCTATACCTGAATCTCTAGCAGCTTGTATTCTTTGAGCTTGATCTCCAGATCCAAACCCAACCGCTAAAGCCCTTCTTCCATATTTCCCTATTTTTTCTTCAGCTTTAGCTAGTTTTTCTGCTGCAATAAAAGGTCTTCCAAGAAGGCTTAAACCCTTCGCAACGCCACCCGGAGTGAGAAAAGAAGCAAAACTACCCAAGCCTTCGCCAAACTTGGTAGTCCACTTGTCTTGATATGAGGCATCTGCACCTAATACTGACTGGACATTCTTCTGTCCTTCTCTAGCAAGGCGTATTAACTCGTTTTCATCGCCTGAGTCTATTAGGTCTTCTAAGCCTATGGTATTTGTGGCTGCATCAGCAAGCTCTGCTAAACCTTCTCCTGCTGTTAATATGCTAGAGGCAAAGCCACGGGGAATAGCTTTTCCTGTTTCAAATATCTGCCCTATCGCGGTGGTGTCGTCTTCCTCTTCCTCTTCTTCTTCCAAAAGAGGATCTTGCTGCATTCCTAACTGATCTTGCTGATATGCAAAACCTAGAATATCTTCATCAGACGCTCCCTCTGGATGTTCTATTTTTACAGTAGAACCATCAGGGCGAGAAACTGTTGTTATTGGCATAAATACACCTTATCTAACTATAGAGTATTCTGTATATTTATTAGTATTTCCAGAACCGCCACCTGTAAGCTGCCCCATGCTAGCAGGAGCAGGCATTCCTAATGATGCCGCTGCCGCAGCTACCGCCTCTTCAACAGTATACATTTCTCCTGTAGGAACCATTTTTCCATCTTTGAGATCCTGCTTCATTGTTCCCACTAAACTTTTTGCTAGCAATGTTATCTGCCTAAATGTTTCTCTTTCATCCAAAGATGTTTGTTTTGCCAGCTCTCTGGAAAGCGCAGTGGCGGCTATATCTATCTCGGCATCTATCTTCTCTCTGTCAATCTCTAGTCCTGCTAACGTGCCAAGTATGCCTATATCTCTCGTTCTATCCGCATCTTTTGCTTTCGCCTCTAACTGTCTCTGTTCAGCCTCTAATGCTCTTGCTTTTCCTTTAGTTGCTAAAGCTGTTCTTCCTGCTTTGCTAAGTCCTTGAGCTAAACTGCCGCCCATAATTCCTTCTGAAATATCAAACAAAGCTCCAGACAAAGCCTCTTTTTTAGTGTCTTTAATAAGATCATCAATGGAGGCGACTTCCTTTTTTTGTCCTAACATATTCATAAGCTGCTCTACAGCGTTAGAAGAAACTCCCTTTCCTTGCACCTCTCTTCCGGCTCCTTGCACATTAGCAGACGTTTTAGCCGCAGCTTCATTGGACATTTGCTCAGTGTCAGCTTCCAAGCCAGCAATAAGATCTTTCCTCGACACGCCTGCGTTGCCAATCACTGGCTCTTCAGATCCAGAACTCTTTAATTTAGTAATATCATCAATATTTATTTCTTGAAGTAAATTTTTTCTTCGGTTTAAGATAGCATCAGGAAGCCCAACCGTATTAGGATCTGCCCCTAACGCCACAGGAAGATAAGAAAGATCATCCATAGACAATTCAGACAATCCAGTAACTCCCCCAACAAACTCCGGAATACCTTTTACAGCCGAAATACCTAACTGCGTAAGAGGAGCATCATATGCTTGTTTACCTAATGCCCCAATTCCTTTTGCTGCCAACCTAAATGGGGCTATAGTTGCAGCCCCAGCTCCTCCAGCAAAACCACCTTTTTCCGCTTCATCTTGTATCCTTTGGTACTCGCTTCCAAAAGCGTCTGCTGTGCCTGTAATCTTATCTAATGTGCGAGAAAATACGTTGCCATCAGGCATTATTTTGGATTCAAAAATAGTTTGAATTTGCTCTTCCGTATATTCAGGATACATCTTTCTTAGCTCTTCTATAGAGGGAGCATCTCCTCCCTCAAACATGCTCACAATACCCCCTTCTGCCATACCCATTTCTGGAGAGGGTAACGCCTCTATGCCTTGTGGTTGTCCCATAGGGGGCATCATAGGCTGTTGAGGAGGCATTGCTTGTGGAGGCATTCCTTGTGGAGGCATCTGATCTGGCATAGGAGCCATGTTTTGTTGTGACATAGATGGCATCTGTGGCTGGTTTGGAACAGATGCAGCTATTCCTTGCTGCATTATTTGCTCTGCCACTGTATTTTCTGGTTGTTGCTGTTGTGCTTCATAATCCTTACGCATGTTAGATCTGCGTTGTATTTCTGAAACAAGCAAAAACTGAGGTATTTCACCTGAAGGGTTTTGAGCTTGTTGAAATAACATCTGGTCAGGAAAACCCTTAACCATGTCTTCAACTTCTAACAAGTTAGGACGACCAATCATATTAACTTCTCCAGATTAAGTTAAGGCGTTATACAGTCCGACACCAGCAATGCCTGAACTTACTAATTGTTGAGCTGCGCTAGGGCCGACACCATAAGAAGTTTGTATTTCTCCCGGCTCTATAGGCAGTCCTTTTAACATGGCGTTGTAAAATGTTAACTGTTCTTTTGGATATGCTTGCTGTCTCAGGAAGTCTGCATACCCAATATCTAGTCCTTTTTGATACAACTCCCTGTCTATCTGTCCTGTTGCCATCAATGATTTTAACCTTTCTAGTTCCATAGCTTGTTTTTGCGCTGCTGATTTTGATAATGCATCTGCCGCCGCTAATCTTTGTCTGTCTCCAGAAAGTAACTGTCCATAAGTGGACTGGGCTAACTGTGCAGCTCTATTAGCTGCCGCTCTATCTGCTTCATAGGCAGTCCTAGCATCGGTAAACGCCCTTTCAGAGCCTTGCATCTGAATATCACTAAGTTGCTGACCCAAATTTCTTTCTCTTTCAGATTGCATTATGGCTTCTCTGTAGCCCCCTAAACTTCCAGATTTAGCCGCGTTCAAGCCCATATCTCTACCTAAAATATCTGACTGCCTTCTGGCTTCTCTTTTAGAGATATCAGTAACATATTGTTGATACGGATTCATATACATGCCCATTAAACCGGGAGCGGCAGAACTAGGCATTGCTTGGGACATCTGTGTTGCTCTTAACATGTTAGGAACATAAGGGCTTTCTGCTCCAACTTGACCTGATATTGCTGTAGCCGCCTCTAATTCAGGCAAAGTTCCGCTTGTTCCTAAAGCCGTCATTCTATTCATAGCCTCTTGTTCTTGAGGCCCAAAATACGCTAAACGCTGACCCGGATAAGGTGTATAAGGAACGGCACTTTCATATCCTGTTCTTGCAAGAAGGTCTTTAAAATATGGCTCTGCATAAGGAGGCAGAGTAGACTGAGTTACCTCAGAAGTCGTGTGTGTTGGTGCGCTTCCTCCGCCCTTAGACATCGTTAAGCTCCTTTTCATAAAACGGAGTTTCTTTACTAAACCCGTCTTCTTTAAACCATTTCCAAAATCCTTTTCTAGCAACTCCTTCTAATGCGCTACAATTAGATTCTTTTGCAAATTTGCTTATTTCAGCTAATAAATCAGCATACCAGTTATCAAAATCTACACCACCACAAAAATGCATAGCCAAATTAGACCTGCAAGGATACTGAATAACTTGTGTTGCTAAAACACCATTAATAGTTTTTTCTTCATCATAGGCAATCCATAGTTGATATTGTCCCGATACTAACGCAGCTAAAAGATGCTCCATTGACCATCGCCCATTAGACCTTTCAATTGATTCTACAAAATGCACTCTTACTTGATTCCATATTGTTGAACAATGATCCATAGGAACAAGGCTTATAGTGTGTTTAACAGAGTCTTTTGTTTCTTTTATTTCATGGACTGTTGCTGAATTCATGGCATCATCCTTTGTGCGTCAATTGCTGGCGGCTGACCCATTCTTCCGCCCTGTCTTGCTTTTCTAACATCATCAAGCATTTGATCAAGCTCTTTAGCTCCCGCATCACTACTTCCATCGCCTAATCCAGAAACTACATCAGCAGGCACTATATACTCTCCGGGGCTTACAGCAACAGGCTGTTGATCTCCGATCATTCCCATTACCTGATCGTCCATGCCGCCGCCTTGCCCTTTAATCATTCCTTCTGTTTGAGGTTCAGCTCCAGCGACAGAAGCAAGCACTTGTTGCCTCAACATTAAAAAGTTTTCTACGCCATATTTTTGTATAAACATGTCAATAATAGCATCTGGTTGCTCTATCCTTCCTAGAATTGCTTGCGCTACTATCATTGTTTCTTCTGGAGCTATTTGAGGCATAGCAGGCTGTTGCTTAACAAACTGTGTTTCTACGTTTGCAATTCCACCCGCAGGAGTTGACATATCACCAAGAGATGTTTCTAAAGTTACATCTCCGCCTTCTTGAAAGTATGTAGTCTTTCCAGAAGCGCCAGTTACGGATAGTCCTCTTCCTGTTGGTCTGTTTGTTTGCTGGGCTTGTCTTTCTGCCGCTCTTCTTATATGTTCTGGAATTGTACGCTGAGACTGACCCTTGGCTTTAGGCTCCGCTTCCTTCTTTGCTCCTTTTTTACCAGTGTGAGGATTTATATAACCAAACTGGCTTGCATAGTTATCCCAGTAAGGAGAGTCTGCTGGGTATTTTTTCATTAATTGTTTTTCAGAATGCTCTCTTACCTGACTTACCACTTTTTGTCTGGCAGTTTCTCGTAAGTCTGCTGCATCAACCTCATTGCCTATGCCGCTAACACCAATTCCCGGCCCTTGAACCGCTTCTGAAAAGAAAAAGTCACCTAAGTCTTGATCTATTAGTCTTGCTTCAAACTGCTTTGTTTCTGGATTAAACGTAACCATGTCCTCGTAAGACTTGGGTTTAGATGCAGCAGGGATGGCTCCCGGTGCTTTTTCAGCTACCCCTGCCAAAGGAGGCGTTACTGGAGGTGTTACTGGGGGTGTTACTGGAGGTTGCACAAGTGGCGGAGGTGTAGGCGGTGGTGGAGTGTCATCAACCACTGGAGGTTGCGTTCCTCCCCCTAAAGGTACTTCTGGTGTTACTGAATAATCCCCTAGTGTCCTGTAATAATCTCCTATTTGATTTAGGTAGTTAGGCATATTAATACTTGAATGGAAATAAGGGCCGCTCTGCATAGGGCCAAAAGCCTTTGGATAATATCCTCTATAAGGCACTTGAACATTAAATGGATCGTTTTGAAAAGAACTAAATTCTGGCTCAAAACCAAGGGCATAACCACTGGGAGGTGTTACTGCATATTGACCTCTAAGATTTGCTTGAATAGAAATAGGGTCTATTCCCCCATATCCGGGGTTACTTCCTAACAAGTTACCCATTCCTCCAGTTCCAAACTTTCCTGAACCTATGTAAGGCGAGCCTCCTTGTCGGTTTAATCCTTCTCCAGCTCCGGGTCTTGTTCCAGCTAAGTAAACAATAGCTCCTGTATTAGGATCTCTCATATACCCAGATGTTGGTAACGCTGGAGGCGCAGGGTCTTGGGAGGTTGCATCTGCTCCATCTTGAGTGCCTGTTTGAGGAATATTTATTGCCCCACCTTTTCCTCCCATAAAACCTGCTCCAGCAGAGGAATAGTAATTACTTAACGTGGCGGCTTCTTTTTCTGTTAAAGAGTCATACCCGTCAGTATTTGATTTTAAATATATTTCACGAACACCTGCTGGCAAACTTTGAGCATATACTTTTGGATCAAACTCACCGCCAGCTTGGTACTTTTTTACAGGGCCGCCTCCCATCAAAGACACAATCCCGCCTTGAGCCGCATATTCATAAGGTGGCGTATAGTTACTTAAATATTTTCTGTATTCACTAGGGCCAGTTGCTACATTGGGTTGCGCCATTGCATAACCTCTTTGTAGATTTCCAACTGCTTCATCTCGTTGCGCCTGTTCTGCTTCTAAATTTTGCATTCCAGCCGCTTTCATCTGGTCTTCATAATCCATTTGAGCTAGCTGACCATAACCCATTGCTGTAGGTAAAATAGCTTTTGCTCCCATCATTCCAGAACCAAAAGATCTTGCTCCTTCCATTGCTGGACTTAAATCAGAAATTTGAGTTCCACCAAGATCACCAAGACGATCTCCCAAACCTGCGCTAATATCACCAACCTGTTCTGCTAATTGATTTGCTTTAAACTGATTAGCAAATGCCTCTCCAGCAGAAATATTTCCAGCACCAATAGATGCTTCTTTTAAAGCCTCGGAAGCTAATGCTTGTTCTGTACCTGCTTGTGAAAGAACATCAGCAACAGTAGCATCTCCTGCTGCTCCAATATTTGTAGCTATGTCTTGAAGTCCAGAAGTAGCATCTGCCGCACCTGCCGCGCCTTCAAACAAAGCACCTGTGCCAGCACCGATTAATCCAGACACCAAACCTCTTTTAATATCGCCTGTCACTGCCGCTGTAGCAACTCCAGAGCCTATTGCCCCTGCTAAAGCTGATGGCAATGCTGGAAGCAATGCTGTTCCCGCCATAGAGCCAAGCAAAGGTGCTAGAAAGGGTAAAAAGGCTTCCGGCTGACCTGTTACAGGGTTTATTGTCAATTGCCCTTGTGGGGCTAGAGAGGCTATTCCCTGAACTTCTGCTGGATTCATATGAACTAACATAGAATCGCCATAACGACCATGCGTTGCCATTTCATCCATATAAGGTTTCATGGGGTATTTGTTCATTAACTTGTCTCCACACCAAATAAATTAAAACTTACATTAGCCGCGCTTGAATACACCTTTACTACGTCTTTTTGTCCAAGACATATTCCTATAACTACTGTTCTAGTAGTAGTTGCCGCTAAATCTTCATCGTAAAATATAAATTGTTTGTCATCTGCCCCCGCCCCGTTTACATGGACGCTGACCCTAAATGTAATTCCCGAACCGCTCCTGTTGCACACAACCAGAGAACTAACTGTTGTCTGGGTTAGATCAGGAACTGTATAAAGTGTTGTGATGGTTGTGGCACTAACATCTAGTTGCCCCAAGATTTTAATTGCATCAGCCATCAACTAGCTCCCATTAACAAGAACTGAAATCTTCTTAAAGCTAGGGAGCTTTCCTTGCTCGTCTTCTTAGTGTTAGCCGCAATGTCACTTTGCATTTCTTCAAGGGTCTGGGTTACTGTAGCTCTTGAGACTTGCTCATTGTTAGGGTTGTACTCTGGTGTTGCTACAGGTAATACAACTCTTCTATATTCGCCCATTACCGTCTTCCGTCCGATCTCATGTCAAATCGAGGCGTTCCCAGCCTCCAGCTATAACCTGTGCCTGTATTCTCCACCCTAAGTATAATATCTCTTGATCTTGCCCTGACAAAAGACTGAGAGCTTGTCGGAACCACTGTAGACGTTGTGAGCGTTGATGCTGTGTTTAAAGGAAAGTCTTTGCCTTTTAAAGTTATGGTCATACTGGCATCGCTGGAAGATCCGCCACCAAAACTAAAATCTGGAATAATCCTTTTCACCATAATAAATTGTTCGCCATCACCAAGCTCAAGATCACCAGACTCGATATAAGCCACCATCTCTGCGCCATCATCGTCATGCCCAAACTCATGGTTGTATAAGTATTGCACTAGAGGCGTGTCAATGTCAGCAGAACTAGCAATCGGATTGTCTCTGGTAGGCGCATACGTCCAAGCAGCCCTAGACAAAGTTCCGATCATCCATAGGTTTTCTACATAGTTATAAGACACATAGTTAGTAATATCAGTGTTTCCTATGCCTACAGGGTAAAACCACATCACTTCACTAAAGTCTGGATTAGATGCCGCAAACACCTTTCCTAGTTGTTCTGTGTTTATATTGCTCAAAACAAAATCAAGAACAGCACACTCCAGCCTTTGCACAGAACCGTTGTAGACGTAAAATCCTCTGTTATCCATGAAGAACACTGAGTCTCCAATAGCAACCGCTGCTTTAGGACTAATCATGGAAACGCCTTCTGCCACCGAACCAAACTGAAATATAAAAGGTGCGCCTACAAATCGCATAGACTGAATGCCAATATCTGTCCAGATTAATATTTCCTGTCTGGTCTTTACTGCTCCTACAATTTCTGATCCAGAGCTTAATACTTGGCCTCCAGCAGAATTAGTCGCTGTAGGTGTCCAATCTACTGCATTTTCCTGATCAGACCATCTAACAAACAAAGGGTTAACACTTGTGCTTCCAATAGGATTAGCACCAAAACAAATAACATGTCGATCTACATCTGACACCATAACTTGCAGTGCTGCTACTGGCGCATCTGACGCTCCACTTACCGCAGACAGTGCTACTGCTCTAGCTCCAGTGCCTCCGCTTTCATCCCAGAAATAAACACTGCCACCCCTGACATTAAACAAAAGGTCATCAGCAAAAGAGTCTTGACTATACAATCTTAGCTGATTAGTAGAAGAAAGTGCTGTAGATGAACTCCATGTTCCTGTATTCCATGTTCCAACACCCCAGCCCGTGCTATCTACCCATGTATTCAGACCAGTGTTTATCTGATATGCGGCTACAGTAGAGCTTCCTCCGTTTCCGCTGTCACTGGCATTGGCTGTTACTGTATTTCCGTTGGTATCTTTTGCCGTTATGGTGTAAGTGTTAGCTGTTAGTACAGTTGCAATTTGGTATTCTTGATTTAACACTGCTGCTAATATTGTCCCACCAAGTGATGCCGCATCTGAAAATGTTACAAAATCATTGTTTACCGCACCGTGTGCTGTTTCTGTTACGGTCACAGTAGAAGATCCGTTAGTTGCTGCAAATGTAGCATCGCCAGCACTGGTAGTAAGCCTAATAGGGGTAATATCGTTGTATGCTGAACCAGCAGCTACATAAAACTTCAGGTTTGTTCCTACGCCTAAATACCTAGTTCCTACAGCAGTTACCCAGTCTAAGATTGATCTGGCAACACCCTCAAAAGAAGCTGAAGCATACTTTCCCCAGCCACCTATCTTCTCAGGCTTGCCTTTCCTAAACCTGACTTTATCTCCGTCAAACCAACCGCCATCCCTAGTATACTGGGTGCTTTCCTTGTTGATTCCGGGGTTGATGTTTATTTTTTGTAAAGCCATTTAGTAACACCATAACATTGGGTCGGTTGTTCTTGTATCCACATGGACAAACGTCTTAGCCACTCCGATTCCAGAAAACCCAAGCTCTAGAGCCTTGGATACAATCATAAAGCGTTGTGCGCCTCCAGCAACCGCTATATCAGCAGCAATACCTAAAGTGTGCTGCCCAGCCTTTTCTTTCTTGGCTTCAACGCTGTGAGAAGGATCTCGATAGCCAGACGTAATTGCAAAAGGAAAACCACAGCTTTCTCTTAACTTGTCAAGAGCATGAATAAACTCGTCCTGAATTTGATTATTACCTGTTTCAGAACACTTAAACTCATCTCTTGAAAAATACTTAAACTCTACCATTTGGTACGATTTGCCCAATATGCCGCTGACATCTTACCTTTCTTTATATTCTTTCTATGTCTTGCTTTAAAGCTTTTACGTTTAGCTTTCATCCTAGCAGACTCGCCTTTCTTAGGCTTACCAGCCGTGCTTGCTCCTTGCTCACCAAACCTGATAACTTTTTCTTTACCGCCTTCACAGGCTTTAACCACATGCGACTTCTTGGCATGACTAGGCGTTCTTTTAGGCTTGTTGCAAGACATTGCACCCTTATCTACACGACCACCTTTCTTATAATATGCTCGCATTATTTTCGATGCCTCGCTGTTTTCTTAGCTATTTTTTTAGGCTGTGATGAATGTTGCTTGCCTTTCTTAGTGTCTGCTCTTTTCTTTTTGGTGGTAGCTGCATACTCTTTAGAAGACATGGATTTAATAGCTTTTTCAGGCAGGTAGCGTTCTCCAGTGGCTTTTGAGCCTTGAGTAGAGGGTTTGCCACTCTTTGTACGCCATTTCTGTTTTGTCCACTTTTTAAGGGACTTTTGCGACTTCTTGAGAGCCATTACTTTTTCTTCTTTGGCAACGTCTTTTCAATAGCCTTGGCTTGGGCCGAGTGCATCTGAGATGCTTTTTTAAGTTGAGAAATCATTTTGCGCTTTTGCGCTGAAGTTAATTCTGCCATTAGTCTTTATATCCTCCACCAGCTTTCTTGTACGCTGAAGCAAGCATCTGGGCTTTCCTAGCTGACCATTGACCAGCCTTTCCACCCTTAGTGCCTGACTTAATTCTGCTAAACAATCTCTTTCTTAAAGTAGGCTTGGTGTAATTACCTGCCTCATTAACTTTAGATTTAGCTTTCTTCTTTGGTTTTGCCTTTGCTTTTGCCATTACTCTTTCTTCCCTTGTCCTAAGAATAATCCAAATACTGCCGTCATTGCCCCAGTAACTACGGAAACCAAACCAGCCTGTTCAAACGTGGGGTCTTGAATACTCATAAACCAGTGTATTACATCCCATGTGGCTATTGCCATTACCAACACTAACAATCTTGGAAACACTCGCCATTTGTCAAACTCTTCGGGACTCACTTGCGTAACTTCATCAGTTTATCCGCTCCGCGAATGCCGAAACTAGCTGAGACCGCAATAAAGAGTAGGTATTGATACCAATCAGGAAGATTAGATAGAGCATCAAAACCAGCGTGAACCCTATCCATGACAGCAATATCATCAAAAGCCACAGCGTACCCAACCATAAAGATAGGGACAGAGAGTACAAGCGTCCAGAACTCGTCTTTCCAGCTTGTTCCAGACGCTGAAGCCATCTTGTCTTCCCAGTTTGCATCATTCTGTATCACCGTCATCTTAGCCTGATGTTTAGCCTGAGACTGCTCATGTTTATTCTTCATCCATGTGCCAGCCAAATTAGTGACTGGCCCAAGAACTGCGCTCAATATATTCATAGTCTAGTCTCGAAAAGTTGTGTTTGGATATACCATTTTAGGTATACAGTAAGCCGTTATTTTAGTTTGTCTTCCAACAAAAGAATATCTGTAAGATACCTCGCCACGCTCCAAGGCTCTGGCAAAGTAATTACATCTATGAACATTGCGAAAAATAAATTGATTTGACTCAATTGGTTCGCCATCAACAATCATAATTAGAAGAAATGCCATCACCATAATGGTAAACCTCCCAGCAAAAGCAATACTGTTGACAGGTCAGTATTAGTGATCAGCGGTTCTGCATACGTGGATATTGCATACAGCATGGCTAAAAATACCGCTAGGGCAACAATAAGTATAAAGCCAGCCCAGATCGTAATGCTTATTGCTTTCTTTCTGGCAGCTTCTTTAGCTCTCATCTCAGCAATGCGTCTTTTCCTCGCATTTGCCATTTCCATTTGAATCTCATCCCAGAGATGAGCATTCCCAGAATAAATAAATAACTCACGGATTTCATTCATTCTGTCTTGATATTGTTTCTTTGCCAGAGTTATCTGGATTAATTCTTCCTGAGACAGGTTGTTTCTGTGTTTGTTCTGATACGCTTGAATATCTACTTGGGCTTGACCTAACTTTCCTACAAATGTACCAATCGTACTAAGGTCGTTGCACGTTCCTGCGACTTTGTTTATTGCTGCGCTTGCCGCATTGACGGTTGAGATAATCGCCATGATTTCCGCTACCGCCACGATGTTTGCTCCTGAGTTTTGGATATCCTATAGAAAAAAAATATGATCTGATATCCATCACCACTATTACTAATTAGGACACACAGGTAGGGCTGTATTGACTCCACCTACACCGATAACGCCACTTGTAGCATTGTTTACACAATTTACGCCAGCAATCCAAACGGTGTTTGAAAGCTCTATTTTATCCAGTATATTGTCTAGTTGAGTATCGTAGTTAGGAACTGTTATGCCGCCAATGGCATCTAAAATGCCTTGAAAGTTAGCCGTATAGTCTGGGAAAGACAGGTTGCTAATTGCATCCAATACTGCCGAATTATCGCCACCGCCAGTGCTTCCATTTATACTTGCCAAGCCCAACCCAAGACCCAGATTAACCGATTGTTGACCAGCTACATTAATTGCTTCATATGATCCTAACCCAAGGTTTAGCATGTTCTCGTTGTTAGACCCTAACATGTCATACAGGGCTGTGGTCTTATTTCCTTCTTGCTCGATTCTAGCCAAGTTAGAGGTCATAGCGTGTCTAGCTGTAGTCTTCTGGGCATCACTGGAAATCCACATGGCTCCAAGGCTTCCGACAACTGGGAGGACGGCCTTGCTCCACTCAAGTGCTGCCGATTGTTGAGGTATTACCTGCGTCTGAGGGCTTTGCATCAAGGCTAATGCCATGACAGCAGATCCTGCCGCTGACGAGTCACCACTCGCGGCAATCTTGGATAACGCCTCAGATTTAGCTTGTTGTGCCTGACTCTGCGCTATGGCTATCTGTTGAACAGCTTGATAATACTCTTGCCCTGCTGTTTGACATCCCGTTATTAGTACCGCCAATATCAGTCCGATAATCCTCATTGATTTATCCCTCTGTAGGCCAATTTTGTCCCGCCATAACTGTTGCCAGTGCGTCTACGTCAGACACTCCCGCTATTGCTGACTCCAATCTTCCACACTCTGTAAGCACAGCAGTCCGATAAGTTTCTGTAGCAGAAGGTACATTAACGCTACGCTCTACCTTTCTTATAATCATCCAATCTGTTGCTGATAAAAGTTTATTAGTAGTATTTTTAACTTGTTCTGTCATTACTGTTTTAAGACCTTGATTGACTATTTTCTCGCTGGTATCAACCATTTTCTTTGTGTCTTCATCCCAGACTTGCACATAAAGCTGATTGCCATCTTCATCTTTGGCATCTTCATCGTTTAATTGTTTAGCTGTGTTAGTAAATTGCTGTGTGGGAACACCATCAACAAGAACAATATTGCCTTGCGTGACAAAATAATATGTTCTGTCTTTTTGTTCAGCATTAACAACGTCTTCTACGTTTTCTGCTTTTTTAAACTCTTCATTTGCCACACCCCCTGCAAAAGAAGTGTTAGGAAATAATTGTTTAATTGTTCCCGTAGCAGTAATTGCTGCGTCTTTAACTATTGCGTACATTGTCTACCTCTACTTTGCATTTGAGTATTTGTCTGGAAATTCACTAAAGGCCATATAGAGAAATGTAGATCCATTAGCATTAGTTTCTACTTCTGTTTGTTTAGGCTTAAAACCATTACTATAAAAATCTACCAACCAACCTGTATATTCTTGAGAAGAACTATTCCAATTTATTCCAGTGGTCATTGCATTACCTACGGCATTGGTAGTATCTCTTGCAACATCTAATATTTGCCATCGCCCTACATCATTTGTTCGTTTCCATATGACAAAAGACGGCTGGAAATGGGTATAAATAAAAGGCCCGTTAGCAGAGCCATTCCCACGGTAAGCACCAATTTTACTAAAGGCATTTTTTTCTGCAAAACAATATGCAATATAATTTTCTGAACTAGCATTCGCTTCATGTGCTGTGCCAACAGAAAATACAGATGAAGTGGGCGCAGTATCATTCCACATCGTATTATCATCTACCGTAGAAGTGTCTCGATCAAACTGCAAATAATCTGTCTCATCAGTAACAGTAGAATAAATAACCCATTTATCTGCCTGACTTCTATTTTTTACAATAATTAATAATGGTGCTACACCCAGCCCATGCCCAACCGTGGCATTAGACCCTGTACCAGTGTAACTTACTACACTAAATCCTGATGTAGTATTTTCAGACACAACGGAAAGAATGGAACCATTCAAGTTGGTTGATCCATGAGTGCTGTTTGTGTTTGCTTGACCTCCCATTCCTGAGTGAGCGGTGCAATAGTAATAGAGGGTTGCGGCAGATGCCGCTACAGTAATTCTTGTGTAAGCTCCAGACGATCCCGGTGTTCCGTTGGTTGTTACACCTGTCGTATATTCTGAGCCGCCACCGTGAGAGCCGTCAGAAGTAGTAGAGAATCTAAGAGGATGTCCAGAGTTAGAACTGTCTGACTGGTCGAAAGTGTATGTGCCGCCCTCTTGCAAATTAAGCGTTACCGCACTTGTGCCATAATCATCAAAACGATATTTGTTGCCACTGTCTGACACCACTTTCGTAGTATACGTTTTGCTAGGTGCAGTTCCTCCAGCCAGCCAGTTCCAAGCTACAAGCGATCCTGTATTTACTTGTCCATGTGCAGAAGTGCTTTCTCTAACAGTAAAACCATCTGAATCAAATGTTTCAAGTCCATACGTATCCGTAACTTCAGCTTGAGTTCCATCCGAATTCAAACCTTTATGTTCTCCACGCACTTGATCCCACCAAGCTGGACTTGCCGCTGCATTTCGTTTTTTAATTATTACTAAATCAGGTTCAAAACCAACTCCAGTAACACTTTGTGAAACTGCATCGTTGTCGCTACCTGTATAAATTACTGGGTTAAAATGCGATCCGGGCAATTTAATTGCCGGAGTCGGGAGGTTTTTTTGACACAACGCTTTGAACCCGGACGGTACAGAATAGAAGAAATTACCTATTCCTGCTCCGTCTGCATTGCCTCCTGCTGTTTTGTAATTGGAAAAAGTTCCGTTTTGCCCAAAGTTCATAATTATATATGAGCGATTTGAGTTATCACTGCTTGTTGCAACTGCCATGTATATTCCACTGTCCGAATCAAACGTATGTGCTGCACCGTTTGAACCAGTAGCAGGATTGCCAGAATTTAACCAAGTAATACTTGAGCCGCCATCATATCCTACCCAGACTTTATCGTTATCTATATCAATGGCTAAAGCAGTAACATAAGAAGTAGCTGTTAAACCTGTGTCTTGGTCAAGCGATGATCCTCCGTCATACAAGTCGGCTGTGTTTGAATATAGGTCTATATTTAAACCTGTAGTGCCGCTAAATGTAGTAACTAATTGAGATTGATTAGGTATAATTAATCCATCTGGCCCTTGTTTGCTAATTCCAAGTTGTGCTACGTTTCCTGATCCAGCTTGTACACCTGCTAACATTTCAACATACCATTTGCCAGAAGTGGGCAATATAAATGACGCAAAGTTATTACCATAGTTACCACTACTATAAGCAGTGGCTTTTATATTTAAATTTCCTTGCCTAAAAGTAGAAATTGTAGTGTTGTAAGGCTCTAATGCGTTTACTGTTGGAAAATTATTGGTGGGGGTATCGAGCAGAACATCTCCATTTCCTAGATTAGTTGTTGTATAGTTATTTCCATTGCCAGAGCTATCTGTTCCTATTGCTCCTGATGCAAATTTCATGTAGTAGCCATTAGTACCGTAAGACGTTGAACCTACATATTTCTTAGGAATCCAAGCGTTTGTTTCAGAATCGGTTTCTCCAAATTCACTTGGAGCTACTACAGCACCATCAAATAAATATGTTTCTGCCATATAACCATCAAAATGGTATGGCCCACTTCCTTGGTCATACGCAACATCGCTAATAGCCTGTTGAACTGTATTATTTACAGCGACATCAAAATTTTCTGAAGGATTTGCACTTACAGAGAAAGAAGTTTCTTGAACTCCGTTAACATAAACTTTAATTCTGTTATCTGCTGTTCCTTGTGTGGTGTCAAACTGAAGTACCAAATGATACCAAGCAGAAGTATCCCGAAATACTCTATTAGTTACGCGCCAATTTGTAGACCAACCTTGTACAATCAATTGGTCTTCACGGTGAAACCCGAATGCAAAATAATGTGAATCGTCTGGACTGCCAACAGAAACAAACGCTCCCATTAAATAATGATAATCAGTTCCGGCAGTTCCACCCAGCCCTAAACTACTTCTTTTACACCAAGTAGAAAAAGTAAAAGTTTTTCTGTTTCCTTCTGAAGAAGGAGTGCGTCTTAATTTAGGGGAATCTGCTTGATCAAACATCAAAGACTGCTCTATTTCATAGGCATCTTTACTACCTGATGCAGATAATAACTTTGTAGCTCCAAAACTCATTAACTTAAATCCTGTCCTGCTGTAAAGCCATAGTATATTGTGCCGCCATCCACCGTATGAAACACAAATACATCTACATCGCCACTACCTGATGAGATCGTGGGGGTTGTTCCTCCAGCCCAATCTACTGACCCCGGCCATGTTATGGTTCTTGCTGAAGAGTCCTGTGTAATCTTGAAAATAAAGGTACTAGCATAGCCACTAGCCGCAGGGTTGCTGAACGTATAGGTTACGTTCTCACTGAGCGTATGTGTAAACACTGTCCCCAGATTTAGGTTAAGGGTTGCGGCATTACTACTTGAGCTAACCACTGTGCTTTCTTCTTGAATACCTGCGTCAAACTTGACTACCTGATTCTCATCAATGTGTATTGCAGGGGTCGTACCTACCGTAGAACCTACACCAATCAACAGGTCATCTGCGGAATCATCTAGTGCTACGTAAAAGTCTTGGGCGTTCCCGTCAAAAACCAGCTTGCTGTCCACAGCGGCTGCATCGCCAATTGTAACAGCGTCATCTGTAATGGTCAGGACGCTATTTGTGCCTACAGTAGAGCCTTCTCCAATTACCAATTTATCTGCGGAATCATCGAGACCTATATAAAAATCCTTGGCGTTCCCGTCAAAAACTATCTTGGTATCTTCCGCACCAGCATCACCAATAGTCAATGTAGGGGTTGTACCCTTCAATGCCATTGTCTGGGCAACTATATCGCCTGTTGTGCTAGAGGCTGCTTGTCCTACTCCAATGCTCTGGGCGAACTTAACATCTTGGTTTTCATCAATCTCTATAGCAGGGGTTGTACCAACTGCCGATCCAAGGCCAATGACTAGATCATCAGCGGAATCATCGAGGCCAACGTAGAAATCTTGAGCGTTGCCATCGAAAACTATTTTAGTGTCAGCGGCTGCACCATCGCCTACTGTTACCGAATCATCGTCAATGGTAAGTATCGAGTTGGTTCCAACGGTAGATCCTACACCAACTACCAACTTATCCGCTGAGTCATCAAGACCAACGTAGAAGTCCTTGGCATTGCCGTCAAAAACTAGACTTGTGTCTTCTGCCCCTGCGTCACCTATTGTGAGGGTGGGGGTTGTGCCTGTAATGGTTACATCACCGCTAAATGTTGCGGCTCCTGATGTCAGGGCATCAATAGCAAGGTTTGAAAATACCTGTGTGACTGTAGCACCTGTGCCACCACCATTAAACTTTAGTACAACGTCTTTGCCATTAGGAATCTCAAAATCATTTGAAGCGTTGTAGTTACCTTGGAAGATAATAACTGAACGGCTTCCAGAAAGACTGTTACGGAGATAACATATCTTTTCTGAATTGTTTGGAGTTAACTGGACATATGCTGTTGAACTGAGATCACCTCCGTCAACGAACTCGATAAACTTATTTCTTCCATTCGAGCTTGAGCCATCAGTAATCGGGAGGGCAGTGGGAGAGCCAGAAGAGCCAGCACTAGATAGTGTAACAGAGACAATACCAGTAATCGCTTCATCCGTTAAATCCCAGTTGGTGTTAGTGGTATCACCCCAAGTACCTGACTGTTCGCCAGATCCTATCTTCTCGATACCTAAAAAATCTGTATATGAACTTGACATATTTTATATCCTCTACGCAGCCTCTTCCCAATTTGGACTTTGTGATGGGCTAATTGTTGACCAGCTTGTTCCTACATTTGGACTAATTTGCACCCAGACTACAGAAGTGCCTACTGCTCCAGTAGCTGAAACCCCTGTAACCGAAACTATTGTTTGTGGAGCTACCGTGACAGAACCAACAGCACCAGTTCCAGCAATACCTGTAACTGAAGCAGACGCATCACCTTCTATGGTGACACTACCAACTCCTCCTGTTCCTGCAATTCCTGTAACAGCTACAACCGCAGATCCAGTAGCTGTAACACTTCCTACACCACCTGTGCCAGCAACCCCTGTAAGACTTACAATTACATCGCCTTCAAAGCTAACGCTACCTACCGAGGCTGTAGCACCAGCAATAGCTTGGTCTACATTCCAAGAGCCACCGTTCCAGCTTTGACCAGAGCTATTCCAGCCAATATAGGTGGTTAAAGCATCTGCCATCAGGCAATCCTGATAATAGCGTTACTCGCGTCAGCAGTTGGAAACTGTACTGTAAAATCTCCACTTGTTGATGATTTGTCAGCACCAAAATCCAAAACGCAAACGGTTGGATCTCCACTGGCACTGTCATTAAATATTAAAGCACCTCTAGCCGTAATAGATGATGAACTAAAGGTTACGTCAGCAAAATCTGTAAAAGCCGTAGTGCTGCTTGTGGTTGGGTCTACTCTGGTTAAAGAAGCCCCTTTTGCCGTATAGCCCGTACCACTTACCTCATTGCTAGTGGTATACGCAGTAGTAGCCGCAGTAAAGCTGGCACTATTGGTATACAAGGCAATATTAAAGGTATTGCCACCAGAGTTTTTAAAGTTGTGTACAGCCTCCATTAACTCTTTCTTGAAGCTGGTACACATAAAGTTTCCGCTAAAAGCCATCATAGCCTCCTGATTATATTAGCTAGGCCGTCATCTCCAGCCTTTAACGCTTCGTTATACAAATCGGTTTTGTACCCGTTAATTCCTTGCCTGACATAAAACTCAATTACTTTCTGTATGTTCTGTTTGAACGCATTAGCTTGCTCCCTTATCAGGGGATTAGCATTTTCTGATACAGAAACAATCTTGTCTGCACACCTTGAGGCTACCTCTTCTGGAGCAATCCCTCTTTGATGTGTTGTGTGAACCCCTACAGAACCTACTTCTACCTCTCCTAACGAGCTAATCATGCTCTTTTGTTCCTGACCGCCCCAGCACGATAGCTGTCTGTAGTATCGTAATTTTCACCCAGATTCTTGAGCTTTCCTAACGCATCTTCATATCTTGCTATGTACATCTGCATAACGTCTGCATCACCCTTCAAGAAGGTGTATGCTTCAACTAAGCACCCATAAAACAAGGTTGACTCTGCATTAGTGCCTAACCAGCTTGTACCACTTGATGCCGTGGTAATTGATTCTGGCTTGTAAAAGTAATGAAGCTCTACCGTGTAGTTTGTTGTGCCAGTCAGGTAGTTAGGTGTCGGTGCTAAAATAAAATTAGATTCATCAAATATTGCGTAATACTTTGGCGTTCCAGTCGTTGAAGAAGCAGGGTACGCTTCTCGTATAAAGTTTACATCTTTGAATATAAGAAACTCGTACCCAGTGTTATCCACAGACAAGGAATACGGAGCCAGAAAATCAGATGGCATAGAAAGATACTGGTTTCCCTGAGATGTATTACCTGTTGCGTTTTTTCTAAAATCAGGCAACTGAACTGATTTAAGTATTCTGTCTTCTGCTTGCAGGATAATAGTAGGAAGATTATTAACGAAAGTAGTTTCCGTTGTCTCCAGATAGTCCTGCAAAGCATTCTTTAAAGTTGTGAATGTCCACGCCATCAGCTTGTACTCACTGTTACTTTGCCTACCTCGCCTTTTATATCAAGGTTAAGCGTTTCCGTTCCATAATCTGTTGATCCTCCACCTACTGGATCAAATGCAGACAATGATCTGCTTTCTGCAAAATTTTTATCTGGACGAGGATTTCTTAAAGCCTGTGCATCGCCAACCCTGATTTGCCCTAGTTTATATTGTGGCTGATCTTGGTCAACTACATCCCTGCCTACACGCAAGCCGCTATCCCTTCCATTAACAATCTGTGGAACAAGCTCTTTTAAGGGATAACGAAAACCAGTTCTGTCGCAAAACCCAAACGCTTTTTTGCCTTCTGCAAAACTGCTCATACTATGTTGTAACCTCCAGGGGTAACATAAAGAGCTGCTTTTTCTCTAAACGCATCAGATACCATGTTCCATTGCTCTTCATAAATTTCTTTTAAAGCAGGAACGTATTGAGCTGATTCTGGACGCTTTAGTGCAATATTATACGCTAACCCTGAAACCAAACAGGGGAGATAACGATCAGGCACATCCATGTTATTAGACGCTGGCTTTCCTGCATCTTCTATTCTTTCGAGATAATAATAAACAAGGGTATATGTTTGCTGGGAATCAGGAACAGGCCATAAATTAAAAGTTATATTATCTGGAGATCTTTGCACATAATATTGCAAAGGTCTTCCTTCTGTTAACTTGTTAGTAAGATGAGAATACTGAACAACAGAAATTCTTTCCATTGTTAAATCTGATTGATTGCTTGTATTTCCAACATCCGTTCTTAAAGACGCTTCAATAATTTCTATTTTTTCTGCTGTTAAAGCATAGGTAGCTGTTCCTGCCGTTAATGTTTGAGATGCGCTTTTAACTGTCCATAAGTTAAGACCACGGTTTTGCCACTCCAGCATAAGAAGATCAAGGCTTCTTCTTGCTGTTCTGTAGTCATAGCCACTACGAACCTCAAGACCAGCCCTTTCATAGGCTTCTTCAATAATATCGCCTATATCTAACGTAAAATTAAATGTAGTGCTAGTAGCCATTAGGTAACAATTCCTTTAGTTCTGCCTCTTTTAGCAAGACCGTTTCGGCATTTGGCAGGTTTTATTTTTCCGCCATGCTTAAATTGTGTTTTTTTTGGTTTGTTTTTCATCTTCTGGGACGCAAAGGCTTGTCACCCCCTTCGCTGCCTTTTCCTCCTGCCGCTAGACGTTCTGCTTCTAGCCTTGCTTGTTCTTGAAAATATTTATCAAATTCTTTCTGTCTAGCAGCATCAGCAAATGCTTGAGCTTTAGATTTTAATGTTGGATCATACATTGCATACGGATCGTAACCTTGCTGTATCTGTCCTCCGCCTTTTCCTCCTCCGGCTCCACCTTTTCCACCCATTTGTGGTGGCGGCCTAAAAGAAGGATTGTACATGCCAATGCCGCCATATCCTTGTTGTGGCGCACCTTTCGATGGGCCTCCCATTACATTATAGGCACTATAGGGGTTAACATTAAAAGGATCTGGATATCCCGGCCCCGGCATTCCAAATGTTTCTGGTTGCCCGTAAAAACCAAACGCTGGAGCGTTGTTTCTGAAAAATGAGCCAGTTGTTTGGGGGAAGTATGGTCTTGAGTAGGGACTGCTATACGGATTCATGTAGCTAGTTGTAGCGTAATTTGGAGTCATACCCATTGAAAGACCGCCTTTACCTTGCATCCCCATAGGTTGCCTGTAGGAATAGGGGTTCATTCCATAGCCGCTAGTCATCATGTCTCTCTGTATTATGTTTTGCACAGAATAAGGAGAGCGACCAAACCCACTAGGCTGCCCAGATGGAGTAAATCCGCCTTGATTGTCATACATCCCGTAAGGATTATATCCTTGCTGTGGCGCACCTTTCGATGGGCCTCCTGCCATTCCGCCCATAGGAGGACTGTATCGTGGGCTAAGTTGCATTGGGCGAGGAAAAGCCCCTTTAACAATTCCATCTGTTTGACTCTGACCGAATTGCTTGGGTTGCACGGTAGACAGGTATTCTGAAAGCCCACTATAGCGAGAAATCATATCATCCCCGTAGTTTCCTTCACCTAGGGTAGATTGAATAGCAGGTCTGTCAGAGGGTGTAAATCCTATATTCTCAAAACTTGCTGTTTCAGGATTGTAAACCACATTATACATTCCTTGAGGATTATAACCTTGCTGTAATGCGCCGCCCATGCCCATACTTTAACCCTTTTTCTTTACACTACGGTTTTTTGCTTTCGTAGTAACTTTTAAATTGTTTGATTTATTGTTCATGGGATTTCTATCCTTATGATGAACGTCTTTCCCATCACCTTTTTTTGCTTTGCCTGCTGAAACCATTTTTCTGCGAGCGGCATTTCTCCCAGCCCTTCTTTTTTTTTGCTTTGGCTGAGAGTGGTACTCATCATACTCCTTGCGATAATTTCGCATCACTTCTTCTTAGCAGTTTTCTTTTTAGCAGGGGCTTTTTTAGCAGGGGCTTTTTTAGCTGTTGGTTTTTTTACTGGAGCTTTTTTCTTGCTAGGAGCTTTCTTTTTAACTTCCCATGCCTCATTTTCTTTTGTGTCAGGATCATCCTTGGCAAAAGTTCCGTCTTTCGTCCTTGATCTAACAACTTCCACATCATTGCTCATTTCTTTCAAAACTCGCTCTGCTTCCGATTTGGTCATTAAGTCAAAGACAACGGTTTCATATGTACCATCAGAGTTCTTTATACCAACTTGGTATACAGGATCTCCATTATTCCAGTTTCCGTTTTGAAAGACTTCAAGTTTAGCCATAGGATTTCACCATTGTTAAAACCACTGTATAGGCATCGCCACTGCTATGCCCGACTGTTGTTAAGTCAATGTCTCCAGTAATGCCAGAACCAGCATTATTAGGTATACCAGTAAAAGAAGTAAAGTCTAATTCATCAGCGTAATCTGCTGGCAGGTGTGCCGCCAACACGTTAGTGGAAGCATCAAATTCAACTTTAACGCTCATACCGACTGTAGAAAATTGTATTTTACTAATTGCTACGCGAGTGCATTCTTTCCCTGTCATTGGATCAGAGGAAAGAGCAGATACGTCTACTTTCTTAACAGCAGACTCGCCTGAACCGTCACTAACATTAGTGAATTTCATAATCAGGTTTCGCGCACCATCCTGAATTGTCTGAGAGGTTACTGCATCAGCCATTGTATATCTCCGAAATAAAGGGGGGCTTTACGCCCCCATGTCATTATGACTGGTCAGTAAAGGCAGGAACATCTGCACCTTCCTGATAGCCCCAGATATACCAGTTAGTTGAATCTTTAGCCAACACGTTAATCTCCATCAAACCAAAATCCGTTAATGTCAGGATTGAGTTTGAGTTTCCATCTGCGTACACAGAAACATTATCTGCGTTTGAGTCAAGATGAACAATACCGCCCAGATAGAAATTTGTGTCTGATCCTGTATCAATAACCAGATTTTCAGTTTCCTCTGCCGCACCACCGTAAATTATCTTAAAGAATACGCCAGCAGCAGGACTAGGCAAAGTTAACGTGCAAGTAGCTGTAAGGGCAGGAACTACAGAAGTTCTTCCACCATGAGCCGTTGCTGTTAGCGAAATTGCCGTTGTATCTGCCAAGGCAACTGGAGTGACCTGCAAGCCGTTTCCGTCAAGGGTGAACTCAGTTGTAACAGTACCTGTTGTACTGTTTTTGGATATAACCGTAAATCCATTCTCTGAACGGACTGGGCCATTAAAGGTTGTATTAGCCATTTTGATTACCTATTTACGAAAGGATTTGCTACAACGTCTTCGTAACGTCCACTGGGCTGGTCGTTGCAGCTATTTTATCCCAGATTAAATTCTTAAATTGTTCCATGTGGAACAAAAAAAGGGGGCAAAAGCCCCCCAGTGGTTATGATGTGCCGGGAGATCCGTAGATTCCGAGAGGGTCGGACACACCAAAGCTATAACGCTCTCTGGCTTTGTAACGGACGTTTCCTGTATCAAAGTCACCGTCCATTGAAGTTTCAAGCGCAGTACGCTCAAAGTGCTTCATGCCGTTAGGAATGTCAGTGATAACAAAGAAAGCGTTTGTATCAGTCAGGTAGTGATTGACCGAATAACCTTCAGGTATCGAACCGTTATTCCTCAGAGCATTGATGTCGTTGTCAGCAGTGCCAACCCTGCCATCTGTTTCCAGAAGACGAGTAGCAACAAACTGTAACGCAGGTGGAACAACAAGCCTTCTAGGGCGAGCCGCAATCAAAAGTCCACGCTCATCAGTAAATCCAGAAATGTTAATTACTGCATCTTCTAATGAAGTTTCGTTAAGATCCGCCGCCGTAGCTGGACGGTTGCTATTTTTTCCACCACTAACGAGAGGGTGGCCGTCACCGCCAGTTACACCATCACCAGAAGCAGTAAACAGGTTAACCCCGTCACCTGATTGGTAGGCATTGGTGAAACCGTTGTTAAGAGGAAACGCCGCCTTAACCTGCTTGGTATACGCCATAGCGCGAGCCAAAGACTTGGTGTATCTCGCTGAAAGAGAGTCATAGAGGTTATCCTCCATAGCTTCTTCAGTAATCGAAAAACCCATAGCAATGGTTTCGTGGTTATAGCGAGCAGTAAAGGATTCCTGCGCCGAGTCATAGCTGATGGCAGAGCCTTCAGTTTTAACTGGTGCGGCAGCAAAACCCGAAAGTTTTACTTCCTCTTCAAATGAACGCTCAGAAGATTCACTTTCGTAAATCAACGTGTGTTCATCTTCGTACTTTGCATACTCTAAGCCGAACAGGGCATTAAGACCCGGTAACAGCTCTTTGAGCATTTGCGCTCTTGAAATAGCCATTAGTCAGTCTCCTTATATGCCAGTGGTGTTAACGTATATATGTCCTACGTTAAACTTAACGATGACATCTGTAAACGCATCACCCACTGTGCTAGTCGGGCCATCAACAAAGTCAATGATCCTTAACGGCAGTGTGTTAGTTGTAGCCACAGTGCTAGAATCAACTGCATTCTTACTGCGACCAATTGAGGTTGAACCAGCCGTTTGAACTG